AACCCGCGCTGATGGGCTACTGCGTTCCGAGGATGTGGGAAGGCCAGACGGTCGCTGTCATGGCGTCCGGGCCCAGCATGTCGCAGGCGGTCGCCGACCAGGTGCGCGCCGCCGGCCTGCGCGCGATCGTGGTGAACGACACCTATCGGCTGGCGCCGTGGGCGGACATCCTCTACGCCGCTGATCGTCGGTGGTGGGAGGCGAACCCGGAGGCGGCCACGGAGTTCTCAGGGGTGAAGCTGGTTGGCCAGGCCGGCGTAACCCTACCTGGGGTCCAGGTGATGATGCGCAGTGGCACCACAGGATTCGATCCGCGCCCGAATTTCGTGCGAACCGGGAACAACTCGGGCTACGCCGCCGTCCACGTCGCGATCCATGCCGGCGCGGCTCGGATCCTGCTCTGCGGATTCGATATGCACGGCACGCACTGGTTCGGGTCGCACAGCCGCAAGACCCCGAGCGGGAAGGCGCTGGCCAATCCGCACCCGAGCAGTTTCGCGGCGTGGATCGGCAGGTTCGCAGAGTTGCGCGGCCGCGGCGCCGAGATTCTGAATTGCACGCCCGGCAGCAAGCTCACGGCGTTCCCGTTCGTGTCTCTCGATGAGGCGCTTGGAGTTGCAGCATGACGCCGACGATTCTGACCGACGTGACGGCCGAGCCGATCTCGCTGGAGCTCGCTTGGGCGCACCTGGCGATCGACACCGACGGTTCGCCGCCGGAGTCGGCGTTCGATGTGTGGCTCGAGCAAGTCGGGATTCCCGGCGCTCGGGAGGCCGCGGAGAACTTCACCGGCCGCGCCTTCGGGGTCAAGACCTATCGGATCGTGATGACCGAGTTCGATGACGAGATCGAACTGCCGATCGTTCCTTTCCGCGACATCGAGGAGATCACCTATCGCGACGAGGATGGGGTCGAGCAAACGCTCGGGACCGGCGACTTCGAGGTCGACGAGTCCGGATTGATCCCGGTCCTCAAGCCGACCGACTCCTGGCCGGCAACGGACGGTTCTGCCAATGCAGTGACGATCGACTTCTCGGTGGGCTACGACAGTGTGCCGAAGGCGGCGCTGTGGGGAATGCTCCTGCTGCTCGGCCACGCCTTCAAGAATCGTGAGGCGATCACCGACAAGCAGGCGTTCGAGATGCCGCTCGGCGTCGAGGCGTTGCTGCGGCCGTACCGCGTGAAACTCGGGATGGCGTGATGGGCAAGGTCGCCGCGGGCCGTCTGAACCGTCGCGTGACGATCCAGAGGAAGTCGACGACGCTCGACACTTGGGGCCAGCCGCAGGCGTCCTGGTCGGACGTGGCCACGGTCTACGCTCACGTCAAGACGATCAGCGGCTCCGGGTTCGTCAACAACGAGATGCCGGCCGGCGGGACGGAGATCTCTCGCACGACGGCCAGCATCAGGATCCGCAGGCGCCGCGACGTGACGCACGGCATGAGGGTGCTGCTTGGCGACTTGATCTACGACATCCGCGCCGTGCTGCCTGACGAGGAAGGCGACGAGTTCGTGGATCTGGCCTGCGCGCTCGGCGCGAACGAAGGCTGATCGTGGCCAACGGACGCAACCCAGGCGCGGCGCGCGCGGCGCGGCGAAGCAAGATCAAGCTCTACGAGTCGAAGGCGATCGCGGTCACGATGGAAGGTGACGTCGCTGGCGCCATCCGCATGTTGAGCAAGGAGTTCCAGACCGAGGTCATCCGGCCCGCCACTTACGCCGCGGCCAGGATCATCTACGAGCAGATGCGCAGGAACGTGCCGATCGACTCGGGTGAGCTTCGGAACGCGATCTATCACTGGTTCGACGACAAGCAGTCGACGCCGACCCACCCGATCTACATGATCGGCCCGAACAAGGTCAAGGCGCCGCACTGGCACCACGTCGAGTACGGCCACTGGCGCTACAACAAGATCGTGAACGGCAGGTTCCAGAAGTCGAAGGACGGCGGGAAGGTGCGGATCAACAGCAACACGATCCCCTTCACGATCACCGACGATTGGAGGCGGGTTCACAAGCTGGACGGCGCGCTCTCGGAGCCGAAGTGGGTGCCTGGCCAACCCTACATCCGGGTCACGTTCGATCAGAACATCGGCCGGGCGCTGGAAGCCTCGAAGAAGCGAGCCGCGGAGAAGATCCGCGAGGTCATCGCGGAGATTGCGCAGTGATCGAACCCGACATCGTTGCAGAGATCAGTTCGATCTTCTCGGGCAGGGTCTACGCCGACACCGCGCAGGCCGGCGCCGCGCGGCCGTTCTGCATCTACCAGATGGTCGGCGGCAGGCCGTCGAACACGATCTGCGGAGACACCGACAAGCAGAACGCCAGGGTGCAGTTCTGGGTGTGGGCGGAGACGCGGTCGGAGGCGAACATCCTGATGCGATCGCTGGCTGACGCGCTGACCGGCGGTCCGCTGAAGGCCGTGTCGCTCGGCCCGCTGACCTCGACCTACGACGACATCACGCGCACCTACGGCGCGCAGCAGGATTTTTCGATCTGGTGGGACACCACCGCAACCTGAGTTTCACCGCCCACTCGGGCAACCGCAACTGGCCGCCTTCGGGCGGCTTTTTCTTTGTCCGAAAGGAGTCAACATGAGTTCCGAAGTTTTGCTCGTTCAGGGCATGTCCATCAGCATCTCGGACGGTGAAGTCACCGAACTCACCCCGAGCCCCGAGCCCACCTGGCATGTCCTCGACTGCATTGCTCGCGAGATCACCTATACGGGTGGCACCGCGACCGAGAACGATGTGACCACGATCTGCGCGACCGCCAAGGAGTTCCGGCTCGGCCTGCAGGACAGCGGCACGATGTCCGTGACCGGCCACTGGAAGCCCGGCAATGACGCACACGAGGAGATCAAGGCGGCCGCAGCCGACAAGCTGCGCCGGCTGATCGAGGTCGAGTTCGAGGACGGGTCGATCTTCCGCGCGCTGGCCTATGTCTCGCAGAGGTCTTGGAGCGCGGCGGTCGACGGCGTGGTCACGGCCACGTTCAACTTCCGTCTGACCGGCGCGACGAGCGAAGTCGCCGCGACCTGATGAAGCTCTGGGCGCTCGATCCATACGAGAAGTGGGGGGCCGCGCTGGTCGCCTGCGCGAATGAGCGGGGGTGGTCGGCGCGGCGTGTTCGCCGCGGCGCGGACGTGGAGCGCGGCGGATACGGGTTCATCCGGCTTTCGATGGAGACGGCCGAGCTTGCTCGCAACCGCCAGGACTATGCCGAGATGCGCAAGCGCCTGACGATGGTTCAGGATCAGGCGCAGATCGACGTCTACGAGGACAAGTCCGAGCAGTGGCGGCGGTGGGGCGCTTGGATGCCGGACACCTGGCGCTTCACGAAGCTGGACGACGCCTTGGCCTTTCTCGCTGGCGCCGACTTCCCGATCGTCAGCAAGGCGGACACCGGGGCATCGAGTCGCAACGTGCGCGTGCTCGGCCACCGAGACGAGGCCGAGGCGCACGCCGTCCAGGTGTTCAAGCGCGGCATCCCGATCGAGCGTGGCCGGGTTCAGCGTGGCTACCTGCTCCTCCAGCGGTTCATTCCGCACCGCATCACCTACCGGGTGAACGCGCTCGGTAACGCGCGCGCAGCATTCTTCCGGTACTGCTATCCGGATCTGCCGGTCGCGCAGACCGGCAATGTGGATCCTGCGATGGAGATGACCGAAGAACTGGAGTCCCTGTTCGAGTTCTCGGACGGGTTCTTCAGGGCTGCCGGCACGAAATGGTGCGCCATCGACGTTCTGAAGGATGGCGACAAGTGGAAGTTGCTCGAAACGAGTGAGGGATGGCCGTGGCCGAGTCCGGGAACCTGCAATCAAGCGCCGATCTTCCGGTCGACGCGGAGCCGACGCTGGATCGAGATGATGGATCTACTGCTGGACGAGATCGAGGAAGGCGCGTTCTCCAGTTCGTAGGCTCGCGCGCGTTCGTGCTGTACGTCAACTCGAACATGATGGTCTGCTCGATCGTGTTCGTGGCGTGGGCGCTGCCACGCGAGACGATCAGCGGGCTCCTGGGCCGGTGGAAGGCGACCGGCTCGACGTGGCAGCGGCGCTTCGCGATGCCGGCGGCGTGGGTGGTCGACCGGATCTACTTCTGGGAACCGAATCACTGCTCAGAGGTCTACCGGATGGAGGAGGACGCCCGCAAGGCGCTTTATCCATGCGAATAGCAATTCTTGGGGCAGGCGTCGTCGGGAACGGGATGGCGAAGATTTTCCCTGACGCATTGATGGTTGACCCGCCGCGCGGCATTTCGAGTTACGGTGAGGCTGCCGGTTCCGACATGGCGATCGTTTGCGTGCCGTCGCCAATGCGGGCAGACGGCGCGTGCGATGTGTCCTATGTAGAGTCTGCCGTGATGGAGATCGACGCGGAATTGGTTCTCGTCAAGTCGACGGTTACGCCTGGAACCTGCGACCGTCTGCGCCGGGAGACGGGCAAGCGGGTCATTTTCTCGCCTGAGTACATGGGCGAGTCTCGTTACTGGACGCCTGCGCAATTCCCGCAGCCGAGCGATCCGGTAGGGCATGGGTGGATGATCTTCGGCGGGTTGCCGGAGGATTGCAGCGCCGTGGCGGACATCTGTATGCCGCGTCTTGGGCCTTGCACGCGGTACAGATTCATGTCGGCGCTAGAGGCTGAGATCGTCAAGTACGCGGAGAACTCGTTCTTCGCGCTGAAAGTGACGTTCGCGAACGACTTGCGGCGCATCTGTGAAGCGGCAGGGGCGAACTATCACGTCGTTCGCGAAGGCTGGCTCGATGATCCTCGCGTCGGCCCGATGCACACTGCGGCATTTCGTGACGAGCGTGGGTTTGGCGGGAAGTGCCTGCCGAAAGACCTCTCGGCGCTCGCGGCGTATTGCCGATCCATTGGTCTCGATCCGGTCTTGCTTGATGCAACGATCGAGGCCAATGCGTGCTGACAGTCGTTTCGTTCAAGTGGTCGACACCAGGCTACCGCGCAACCTTCGAGGCGCGGCACGTCAACGTACTGGCGGCGATGGTGGCCAGGCACTATCAGCGGCCGCATCGCTTCGTCTGCTTTACCGACGACCCGACCGGGTTGGCGTCGAACGTCGAGGCGCTTCCGATCTGGGATGACCTGGCGGCGGTGCCGAACCCGACCGGCGGCGGCCGGCCGAGTTGCTACCGACGGCTGAAGCTCTGGTCGCCAGGGATGCGAGGCGTGCTCGGTGAGCGTTTCGTCTGCCTCGACCTGGACGCGGTGGTGGTCGACGACCTCGCGCCGCTCTGGGATCGCACCGAGGACGTGGTGATGTGGCGCGCCCCGCGGGTGCGCTGGCCATACAACGGGGCGATGTTCATGGCCGAAACCGGGGCGCGTCCGCATGTCTGGACGGACTTCGACGCCGTGGACTCCCCGCGCAGGACGGTGGCGGCGGGCTACCGCGGATCGGATCAGGCGTGGATGTCCCTGGCGCTCGGTGCCGGCGAGGCGACCTGGGACGAGGCTGACGGGGTGTGGTTCTACGGGGCGATGCCGAAACCGCGCGATCGTTTGCCGGCCGGTGCTCGCATTGTGTTCACGACGGCCAGCACGCCGCCGTGGACGTTGACGCACCAGTGGGTGCGCGAGCATTGGCGGTGAGCGGACATGCTGAAGGTCGTCTGCTGGATCTGGCGCGGCGAGCGCATCTACCTCCCCGAGCACGTCAACGTGCTGCGCAGGATGCTCGCGCGGCGCCTTCATGTGCCGCATAGGGTGGTCTGCATCACCGACGAGCGCGATGGGTTCGACTCAGGCATCGAGGTCGTGCCGACGCCGGCCGCGGCGCGGCGCGTGGCCGCCATGAAGTCGCCAGAGGGAGAGCAGATGCCGAGTTGCTACCGCCGGCTCTGGATGTTCTCGGACGAAGCCCGCGAGATCGGCGACCGGGTGCTGCTGACAGACGTGGATCTCGTCGTGACTGGCGACATGACGCAACTGGTGGCGCGAGCAGAACCGTTCGTGGGCTGGTTGCCGCGCGGAAAGTGGGGCAATCAGAAGCACCGGATTGCCGGCGGCTTCTACCTGATGACGACCGGCGCTCACATGGATGTGTGGAATGACTTTGGGCCGGACGGCGTTGCTGCGGCGCGCGCGGCCGGCTACCGGGGGTCCGACCAGGCGTGGCTCAGTCACAAGCTCGGCGCCAGAGCGGCGCTGTGGGGGAACCGAGACGGCATCTACGCGCTTTCGGACTTGGGACGCAGGCCCGTTGGCTTGCCGAATGACGCGCGCTTGGTGCAGTTCGCCGGGCATCTGAAACCGTGGGACGAAGCCGCAATGAAGCTGCGGTGGGTCGCTGCCAACTACCACTGAAGGAACGCATGAACTTCGACATCAACGCGCTGGAAGCGGCGGCAAGCAAGACCTTCGACGTGAAGGTTGGCGAGCGTGACGATGGGAGCCCGGTCGGCTTCCGGGTTCTCGGGCCGTCCTCCGAACAGTACCAGCAGGCCGAGCGCGAGATCGAGATTCTCGCCACGAAAGAGTCGGCCGCGCGCAAGAAGATGGTCGACATGACCACTGACGAGGGTGCCGAGGTCGTGGTCGACGGCATGGCCAAGTCGCGCGATCTGCTCATCAAGTCGTGCGTGGTCGACTGGTTCGGGTTCACCAATGGAGAGACGGAACCGCTGGAGTTCACGCCGACCAACCTGGAGCGCGTGCTGCGGGCGAAGCCTGTGTGGCGCAAGGTGATCGTCGCAGCGATCGAGAGCGAGGCAAATTTCGCCGAGGGCTGACGGAAGCCCTGCTGGAGTACGCCCGCGCGCACTTCGCGTTGTCACGGCCCGATCCGCAGTTCAAGGGCAAGACCCGGCTCCAGGTACTCAAGGATGTCCAGAGACAAACAGGCGTCGTCGCGCCGGAACTTGCGGCGCTTCCTGATCTACCTGTCGAGGCGGCATATCTGTGGCGTTGGTTCCACGATCTCGGCATCGCACGAACCTCCGGCATGGCGATCAATCCGATCGCGTGGTCGGACATGGCCGGGTACTTCGACTTGATCCGGGTGCGCCCTGAACGGTGGGAAATCGAGGCGATCCGTGCTATGGATAACGCCTATCTGGCGAGCCGAGACGATAGCAAGCCGCAGGTTGCCGTGACGGGTGCTGGCGGCATGAAACGGGTGGCGCCTGGCGAGAAGCCGCGGCGCAATCGAAAGGACTGAGCGATGGCTGATGAGATTGCCCGCGGCGTAGTCAGGATCGACGGTGATGCGTCGGGCCTCGAGGCGTCGATGGCGAAGGCCGCGCAAGCCACCGAGCAGGCGCAGCAGAAGGTCGCCAGCGCCGCCGGCAAGATGGGCAAGTCGCTCACCGATGCCGGCCAGGATGCGGAGAAGGCCGCCGGCCAGATGGACCAGGCCGGCCGACGGTTCCTGAATAGCCTGGAGCGCCGCACCGTCGAGATGGAGCGCGGCAGGGTCGGCCTGTTCGAGTACCGCGCGCAGCAACTCGGCATCTCTCAGGAGGCGGCGCCGTTCATCACGCGGATGCGCCAGTCGGAGGCGGCCGTCGGCAAGCTCGGGATGTCCGCGAAGCAGACGACACAGGCGATGCGCCTGCTGCCGGCGCAGATCACCGACATCGTGACGGGTCTTGTGTCCGGCCAGCCCGCCTACTTGGTGGCGATCCAGCAGGGCGGCCAGTTGAAGGACTCGTTCGGCGGGATCGTGCCTGCTGCGAAGGCGCTCGCCAGCGTGTTCACTCTGACGCGCGTGGCCATCGGCGGCGGAATCGCCTCAATTGGTGCTCTGATCGCAGCGTACAACCAGGGCGCGCAAGAGGCTGATGCCTTCAACCGAGCGGTCGTGATGACCGGCAATGCGGCAGGCGTCAACGCAGGCCAGCTCGCCGAGATGGCACGCAGCATCGACGGTGTTGTTGGCACGCAGGCGCAGGCCGCGGAGGCGCTAGCCGCACTGGTGAGCACTGGTCGCGTGGCCGGGGCGAGCCTGGAGCAAGTCGGCACGGCCGTCGTGAACATGGCCCGCAATATGGGCATGTCGATCGCGGACGCCGCCAAGCAGTTCGCGGAGCTCGGCAAGGATCCGTTGACCGCTTCCGAGAAGCTCAACGAGTCCTACCGATACCTGACACTCGCCACCTACAATCAGATCGCAGCGCTGATCGAGCAGGGCCGGGAGGCCGACGCCGCCGCCGCCGCGCAGCAGGCGTTCGCCGATGCGATGAATAGCCGCAGCGGCCAACTCGAGCAGAATCTCGGATACATCGAGCGCGCCTGGCGCGGCATCAAGGATGCCGCGAAAGAGGCGTGGGATTCGATGCTCGGCATTGGCCGGCAGGATACGCCCGAGGCGGCCCTGCGGCGCGCGCAGGCGGACCTTGCCGATCTTCAGAATCAGCGTGACAACGGGTGGGGCTTCACGTTCGGGATCGACGGCGCCATCTCGCGCCAACAGGAGGTCGTCCGTCTCGCCCAAGAGGCGGTCGATGCCGCGAAGAAGCGCGCCGACGAGGAGAAGCGCGCGGGCGATGCGCAGAAGGCCGGCATCGACGCACAGAAGGAGAACGCGAAGCTCTATGAAAGGGCTCTGCCGAAGGCGCAGCAACTGGCCAATGCCCTGAAGGCGCTCGACGAGCGCAACGCCAAGATCCTCGCTGCTGGCGGAACGGTCGACGCTGAGCTGGACAAGAGGGCGCGCGAGTACCTGCGCAAGCAGTACGCGGCGCGCGGCGGCGGCGCGGGTCGCGCGTACACCGACGACGCTGCGACCCGGATGCTGCAGAGCCTCCGGGAGACTGGTGCGGCGCTGCAAGCGCAGATCGACAACGAGGAAAGGCTCGGTGCCGCGGCGCGCGCAAGGGTCGAGTTCGAGCAGAAGATCGCCGATTTGAAAACGAAGGGCACGCTTACGGCCGAGCAAAAGAGTCTGCTCGCCAACGAGGACAAGATCCGCGCGCAACTCGAAACGAACGAGGCGCTCGAGCAGGAAGTGGCGATCCGCAAGGTCATCGCCGACCAGCAGAAGAAGGAAGCGGAGGCAGAGGAGAAGTTCGCGCAGCGCGCGGCGCAGATCAGGGAAGAAATCGCGACCGCTCGCGAGGGCCGGCTGGAGCAATACGACCGGCAGCTCGGCGCTTTCGGGCGGAGCGACCTGGATCGCGAGATGGTCGGCGGCCAGGCCAGCATCTTCCGCGAGTTCCAGCGGCGCCAGGCGCAGCTTCTCAGGGATACGCCAGAGCACTTGCTCGGCTCGGACAAGTACATCGCCGAGTCCATGGCCATCAAGGCCGCGCTCGACCAGGCGCTCGCCGATCACGAAACCTACTACGCCCGGCTGCGCCAGGAGCAGGCGAATTGGGAGAACGGGTACAAGCGCGCGATGGCCAACTACATCCAGGCCGCGGGCGACATTGCCGGCCAGACCGAGCAGTTGTTCGGCAATCTGTTCAAGGGTCTGGAGGATGTTTTCACCGACTTCTTCACGACTGGGAAGGCCAACTGGCGCGATTTCGGAACAGCCATCGTCGCAGAGATCAACCGCATCATCATCCGCTCGCAGATCATCGGTCCGATCGCGCAGTCCATGCAGGCAGGTGGTGGCGGCTTCCTGACGAACTTCATCGGGTCGATCGTAGGGGGCGGCGTCGGGGCCAACTCTGGCGTGCTGCCGGGCGGTGGTTACAAGCCATTCGCAGAGGGTGGCATCGTCACCCAGCCGACGACCTTCAGTTACGGTGGCGGCGGTCGCGGTGTGATGGCCGAGGCCGGCTACGAGGCGATCATGCCTGTCGCGCGCACATCGAGCGGAGAGCTCGGCGTGAAGGTCGCCGCGAAGGAGTCGAACAGCAAGCCGACCGTCATCAACATGACGGTGGTG